CTCTTATAAACAATAGTAGCGAGAAATAAGTTATGGCATTACCTGCAACCGGCAGTGAAATATCCATGGGCCAAGTGAGAGACTATTTTGGTCTCTCTGGCCAAGTTAGTCTAAAAGCAACTCTTGGTGCATTCATAACACCACAGGTTACTACCAATGTGGGTCTTAGTGCTACATTCGGCGGTTGGCAGAATCCAAATTCAACTGGAGCAAGTCCGTAGGATTTGCCCTGAGCCTAAAATTTCATAAAATCTTGCTTGACAGTAGGCTCAATATATAATATACTGAAGCAATGTAAAACCCATTCAGGAGGTAAAACTAATGGCTGATAGCGATATCATTGAAAATGCGGTGATTCACCGCACACGTTTCGAGTTAGAAACGTTTGTGTTGGGAGAGCATCCTCACCCAGCAAGACAAGCGCAATTGCTTGTAAAAGAAATCCGTTGCGTAAAAGCCGCGGTAGAAGCATCAGAAGCGGCAAGCGAAGATGCAAACACAATTGCAACACACAAAGCAGAATTGAGTATCTTGTATGATATTCTTGCTGACATGATGGACAAGCACGATGTACCAAGTCTGCTTTCCAACATTGAAACATATGAAGAGCAGTATTGGGTAGACAGGCTAGCACGTTTGGCCGCTATTGACATGCTCACAGTTGGTAAAATTCAACCTGATCATATGAATCGTATCGCGGCACTTAGCGATAGCGCATTTGAAAAATGTGTAAAAACAACAACACAACTTGCCAAGCTGTTGAATGACGGTGTCGTACAAGCTGAACGTCAGCTTGCACAGGATATGGTCCCACAAGAACTAATGTAGGAGGTACTCATGGTAAGTGTACCTTCGGCATATGCCAACAATGACAGACAACGCATTGCATTGTGTGTTCCTGTAAGAGATCATGTAAGCGTAATGTTTACTCGTAGTCTTGCAAACATGATGCAAAAGTGCGGGCAAGAACAAAAACCTGTAACACTACACATGAACTATGGTAGCAACATTGTCAGTCAACGATATGAACTAGCAAAAGAAGCATTAGCAACCAGAGCAGACTTTTTGCTTTGGATAGACAGCGACATGCATTTTCCTAGTGATCTTATTGATAAACTTCTCAACAGAAAAGCAAAACTAATTGGAGTTCCGTATGCAACTCGTGTGCGTCCAATCAGAAGCACTGCTTTTAGAAGCAATTTGGATTACAATGCACGACTCAACAATTCAGTGGATCCAAGCGGACTTGAAAAAGTTGCTGGTCTAGGATTTGGTTGTGTACTAATTCATCGCAGTATATTTGAAGCCACAGATGCTCCATGGTTTGGATTGAAATTTGATCCTAGTACTGCAAGCGTAATGGGAGAAGATATTTACTTTTTTGAAAAGGCGGCAGAAGCCGGCTTTCAATGCTATGCTGACTTTGAACTTGCAAAAAATGTTGCACACATTGGCGGCAAAGCATACACACTTGAGGATATTGAGGAATGATAGCAACTTTTGACACGTTCAACCACGGAACAAACACAGAGTCACTGATGTGGCAAAGCGATTGGAAAGATCAATTTGATTTGGATCACTTTGACAAAGTACAAATTGAAACGCAAGTTTCGCCGTGGGCTCGTGTACTACAAGCTGTAAACCAATTCCCCAGAATCTATTTAGAGGACATCGATGACACTGAGCTTGTTGCGGCCATGGCGGCTGAATATGCAGAAGAATATTCTCATATTTGGGTTGTCAATGAAAAGTATGCAACCGCAGACGACTTTCCATGGTATTGGAGACCGTCTGGAACGGACACAAATTACATATATGAGTTTCCTAGAGTAAGTCATCGAAGTAAACGTCCGCTGGGTTGGGACATAGTTAGACTTGTTCCTACCAATACCAAACCAAAAGGTGTTGTGCGTAGCAGAATTATTGCTGGTTACGTTGACACTGAGTTTGATATTTGTTTTGTGAGTTATCACGAAGCAGAAGCGGATAAGAATTTTCAACGCCTTAGCGAAAAGTATCCGGAAGCCCGGCATGTACGTAATATCAAAGGTATTGAAAATGCATATAAGGAAGCTGGAAGAACCAGCTCAACTGAAATGGTATGGATTGTAGACGCTGACGCAATCATTATGGGTAACTTCCGTTTTGATTTTGTGCCTCCTAAAAGCAAACGGAACAACACCACATATTGCTGGCGTGCTCGTAACCCAATCAATGGATTGGAATACGGATTTGGCGCAGTAAAATTATTTCCACGTAAACAGTTGATTGAGCTAGGTAACAAAATGCCCGACTTTAGTACCAATGTAGCATTCTTTCAGCCTGTTGATCAAGTGAGTAATATTACTGCTTTCAACAAAGATCCATATCGAACATGGAGAGCGGCTTTTAGAGAATGTGCTAAACTAAACAGCAACATTATTTCTAACAGTAGAGTTGATGAAAACAAAGAACGATTGAACGTATGGATGACAGTAGACACTGGCGCTAGATTTGGAAGATACGCATTGCGTGGAGCAAAAGATGGTGCCGCTTATGGTGAACGTTATGCAAGCGATCCTGGACAGCTACACAAGATCAATGATTTTGATTGGCTAAAACAGCAATTCTTGAGTTCAATGAAAAAGAAACTAACTGTATAGGCTGGCGATCCAATTGGGGCCATTTGTGTTGTCTTTGTGACGATTATAGATGGTCCCAATTTTTTTGGATATACGTTTTTCATACAATATATTTTTACTGCCTGGGTGTAATGGCCTTGGCCAGTTACCTATTTTTACCCAACAGTAACCATCGCTTTCGTTGTTGAGTATAGGAATAAACTCTTCGTATACTGCTACAATAAATGTGTGATATTCAAACTGATTGTTTTTGCTTTTGAATATGTGCAGTGGGTGTATTTTTTGCACATCTGGCAAACTACCTATTTCTTCTTCAAACTCTCTCAACAGTGTTTCAATAGGACGTTCTTTGGGCTCAGCTTTGCCACCCCAGAAGGCCCATGTTTTAGGGTGACTGGTGTGTTGACTGCGTTGTTGTAAACATACTCTGCCTGTGTCTAGTGCTAGAAACAAGCCGCCTGCGGCTGTTATCAAATGAATATTCTCCAAAAACCTGGTTCGTATTTTGTGTTGACTGCGTTGCGCCATCCGTCTGTGTCGTAGTACAATAGTTCACCGGTACCACTGTCTGTTGCATACTTGGCACCACTGCTGGCACTAGCATCAAATACAACATTCCAATTGGTTCCATCATATTCTACAATGTCTCCTGGGTCTGCAACAAGTGCGCCCCACCCTGAACTATTGTTTGACTGTGTAAGCACATATCGTTGCCCGGTAGTTGCCGCGGCTAGTGTGCCATCTCCTGGATAATTTGATTGTGGATTTACTCTTGCAAGCACTGCGGTTTCTGTTGCAGTAGGCAATGTGTCGTTGTCCAAGGTTACTGTTAGTTTTGTACTGTCTACTGCGTCATATACTATAGTACCAATTACATCACTGTCATCATCGTCTGGTGTTCCAGCAAGTCTGAATCTAATTTGACTGTAACCTTCATTGATCTCACCATATGGTGCAAGTATCTTGCTCCAATCTAGTGTGGCACCTGAGCCGTCAACTGTGGTTGCATTGGCATTCATGATTTGCGCACTGGTTCCATCAAATGTTACTCTGTACAAACTTGGTGTAACAACAATATATCCCAAACTGTCGTATGTAAACGAAGTGCCTGCTTTGAAGTTGTCCAATTCGTCTTCATTCATTGTGTACAACTTGTTGATGATTGTATGAATAAGTTTGCTTCTGTTGAATTTGGCAGGTGGTTGTAGATTTATTTGTGACACAAACGTCAATGTACCAATATCAATGATATCTTCTGTGCCAACTGGTTGCTGTCTACTGCTGAAGTTGACATTTGTAAGTTCGTTGTAGCTGAGTTTGCTCCAATCGTACATGTTGTCACTGCTTTTCAAGTCCAGTGTTGGATTGAATAGTATCAACAACTGTTCAAACAACTGTAATTTTTGATCTGTGTTGCTGGTCCATATGTCAACGTTCATTTGCAGGTCATATGGAATAGGATTGTGTCTTGTGATACTGTAGGTATTGCCTTCTTCGTTTTCATATGACATTGTATCTGAGTTGAACTTCTTTTCTACCACAGGAACAGTTTCACTATACGTAGGATCTGTTCTACGCTGTGGTGCCATCATCAACCCTGTGATGTAAACACTTATCATTGGCACACTCAACATTTTGTTTTCTGTGTTTTCACGCATAATACTGGCGGCCATACGTGATGGATCACCGTATTTTACAGGTACAGTTCTGTATATAGGATCTCCACTGGGTCCTTCACCAATTTGTACACTGAAGTTTGAAAACAATCGCACAAACTGCATTAGATATCGTCTTATCTGCTTGTCGTAAAAATATTGCATTATGTCGTCTTCTTATTTTTGAATACTTGACTTAGTGGTTGTTGCACATCAAACGAATCGTTGTTGACGCTGTCCTGTCCAAGTGTGTTTACAAAATCACCAACTGTTCCATAGGTTTTGCTGTCCCATGTTGTGGTGGTTATGTTGTCATAAAGTCGTACCCATTTTGCACCTCTGCGTACAAACAGTCTGTTGGGATCAAAATCGGTGCGTAAAAAGTGATCACCTTCGTTTGGATCAGCTGGAAAGCTGAGTCCTTGTGGCAGTGACTCGTGTGTGCCACCATATGAGTATGTGTTGTCCGTGCTGGTTAGTCCATAAATGTGATCGTTGTCAATGTTGCCATCGTAGTTGATCTCTGCTTGTTGAATAATCTTTTTGTTCACATCCATTTCTTGGTTGTATGTGCTAACAAGGCTGGCAAGACTGTCTTGATCTTCATTGCTACCAAGTATGTCTGTGTATTCTTGTGCATCGTTGAGCGGTGCTAGTTTTACTCTCCAAATATGTGGATACCATGTTTGTGAGAAACCTTCACTACCACGTGCGGCATCTGTTACACTGTAAAACTTTGGTATTGGTGCCGCACTTTGATCCAGTGCAAGCTCGTCCAGCAAGTGTGGTAACTCCACAACGTCACCTGACATCAATCTTCTGCCAAGTTTTGTAACCATATCGTTCATATGGAACGTCATGAACAGTGTATCGTTGGTTAGAAACAAACCAAACTGTGATAAATCAAAGTCTGTGTCTGCTACATTGTACACACCACGCAATTCATATACATCTTGATCATAAACTCTGTCTCTGTTTTCCAAAAACAGTACGTCTTGTATATCAAGTTCGCTGAGATCTGGTTCTAGTCTGGTAAGACTGCCATCTGCATCTGTTTGTGATACATTGCTGTACTTGGGTTGTGTTTTATCGTTTTGATCTTTTGTGTCTTGTGGTCCAAGGTACTTGTGTACCATAACACCAACACCGCCAATGTCAAACTGTTCACGGATCTGTCTGTCCATAAACCAATAGTCATTTGTTTTCTGCGGTTTGTATAACGTTAGTCTTGGCATTTATAAACTTTCACGTGCCTCAAGCACCATTTCCTTGATACTTTCTTGCATTCCAACTGTTTGTGTAATATCTGCTTCTGCTACAAACGTTGCCATTAGTTTTTGTTCTTCTATGCTCAACTCACGTGTGTTGTTTTTTATTAGTACACGTAGTTGTGCGTTTAGTTCACTGTCTGTTTCAACCATGCTAGGAGTCAATGGTGCTACGTCTGTGTAGGGCATAGCCTGCACGTGGTCATGTACATTTGCAAGTGTTTTGTTGAACAACATAAAATCTTTTTGGTAGTTGCTGGCAAGGTCAACAACAATCAAACTTCTTTGCCATGTTTCAGGCTCGTCATCATCAACGTCTTCCACTGCCATGTATGGAGTAGTTTGACCTTCTATTCTGTCCAACAATGCAGTTGAGCGAATATGGAAAGGTGCTTCTAGCATTACTAGTTTTTGATAACCTTTCTTTCTGAATTGATTGATGTAACTTCTAGGATCCAAGTCATCTCCGGCTCTGCTGTTCCCGTCTTCACTGAGTTGCATGCTACCCACTGACAATGCACCTGTCATGCCGGCAGTACCGCTGTCAAGAAACAGTATAGCACCTGGGTTGATTTTTATCTTTGCAAGTTGTTTGATGTAATATGGGCGCAGTGTCTCTTGTAATTGTGGATCAACTGACCTTTCTGACCATACTATAGCTCCTAATTTCATCGCAAATCTCCTTGTATGTATTTACCGCTTGACAAAACATAACTATTCGTATAAACTAAACATAGTTGATAATGACAGGAGTTCAGTATGGCCCGAGGCGTGAAGGTAAAAAGACCACCAGCTAAAAGACGTGGTATCAAAGGATTGCAAGCACCCAGCTTTTTTGGTTGGGAAAAACTTGATGGTGCTAAGTTTCATAGACTAAAAACTGGTGTACATGATTTTTGGTATCAAAACTACAAATACACAGACACCATTGAATGGGCGTTTGAGTGGATGAAAGCAAACGGCTACAGCAAGGAAGAAATTGCCAGTGCTAAAAAAGCCGCCAAGCATGAACAAGTACTAGGTGTACAATGTAAAATGTTGCTGGATGGATGTCCTGACTACAACGAAGCAGAACAAGAATATTGGCAAGCATGTCCAGGCACCACAGGTGACATACAGCCAATGACAGTTTGGATCAAAGAGAAGATTGAAAAACTGATATTGTTAGGAGCAACAATTATTGAAGAAAAGAAAGCTGAAGAAAGCAAGAAGAAAAAAGGTTATGTGCCTAGTATCCAAGAACGCCTTGAAGAAGCCGCTATGGACAAAACAGAGGACATTGAAACTTGGATCGACGAGTGGATCACAGATCCTCAAAAGAACAAACTCAAAGAAAAGAATGTGCTGAAGAACTTCAAAAAGCACGGAGTAAACTTGGGCCATGTGCGTTTTATGCGCAAGTGGTATCAAGGACCATATGAAGAATTACAAGAGCTGGTAACACTACCTGCTCCAAGCAAGCGTGATGAAATGCAAAAGCAACTTGAAGAAGGCTATGCGTGGCTCAACAAGAATCAACGCAAAGATGCCGTTGCATTTTATGAAAAGATGTTTCAAGCATTTGACATTTTACTTGCTGAAAACAAACATGCAAGACTTGTGCGCAAGCCCAAAGTAAAAACTGCGGCTCAGCTTGTGAAGAAGCTCAAGTTCAAACTAAGCGACAGTGACTTTGGTGTTACAAGTAAAGATCCTGCAGAAATTGTTGGCGCACACACAGTGGTTGTGTTCAACTGTAAAACACGCAAGATTGGACTTTATGTTGCTGAACCAAATGCAGTGTTAGGTGTAAAAGGTACAACACTACAGTTCTTTGATGAAAAGAAAAGTATGCAAAAAACTATCCGCAAACCAAGTGAAATACTTCCGCAGTGGAAGAAAGCCACAAAGTTTAGAGCACCTAAACTGTTTGAAACCCTCAAAACAACAGAAACAAAACTAAATGGTAGATTCAACGCAGAGACAGTGATACTTCAAGTTTATAAGTAAACACATGCGCCTACTACCAATTATATTCCTTCTGGCGGCTTGTCAGCCAACGGAACATGCATTATTGCAGACTGCTGACAGCTATCATGGGTTCAACGAAACTCAACACAGAAATGTACTCAAAAAATATGTTGGAGTAGATCCCAAACGCACAGAATGGTGTGCGGCATTTGTAAATGCAGTACTAGAAGAACACAATGTACCAGGATCAATGAGCACCAGTGATCACCCACTTATGGCACGTAGTTTTCTAAGTTGGGGTCAACCAGTTGATGCTAAAAACATTCGACCTGGTGATATTGTTGTGTTTCCCAGAGGCAACACTGGTTGGAAAGGCCATGTAGGTTTTTATGTAAAAACAACTGCAAACGGCAACTGGATCATACTAGGTGGCAACCAAGACAACAGTGTAAGTTATTCAGCATACGATCCTAAGCGGGCACTTGGCATAAGACGCAATAAATACTCATATGAAGATAGTAGAAGTTTTATCGGAGAAACGGGTAGAGCCGGATTGGGAGTTCTTGCGCCAACTAGAACCAATCGTTGATGACAGCATTGACGAGTATCAAGAATTCCTAGACAGCAACAATGATGTAGACGACATTGACGAACTAGAAGAAATTCTAAACGGCAATGTTGACGAAGACCTTCCTATTGAATTCATAACAGATCACAATCCACGCAAAGACAAAGACGAATGGATCAGCGCCGCCGCTGATTGGACACCAGACGAAGGCAAGTTTGTTACAGTGTATTTGCATGCCAAAAACTTGGAACGTGTGTATGGACCAAAAACTTTCAAAGACATATTGATGCGCATGTTGCAACACGAAACAATACATTGGAATCAGTATGACAAGATGGATCAAACAGTGTTGCCCA